CCATTCTCTGGATTCGTACCAGCAAAAATTGCAGGTGCACCATCCCACTTAACTGTTAAACTCATTTTTTTACTAGAATTTCCAGCCAACATATCTCTTAACGATTCTAAAAAGTTTAGAGCATTTTTACCTCCAGCAACACCATTATTAATTAGATCATCCTCTAGATGTTCTAAATGAGTATTCTTATCTTCAGTTAAAAATTCTGTAAATGACTTCATCGCATTTTTTTCTTCATCAAAGTTAATTTACGTTTAACTTTTGAACTCGACATCTCCGCAGTCGCATCCATATACGCTTTAATTTTATAATTAAATGCACTCTTATCATCTAACAGAAAATGATTTGCAACCACATCTAAGCCACCAGATTTAACTCGTTTGGCTAAATCTTCTAACTCTCTAGCAATGGCCGATTCTATAGTGCTTATTTTCATTGTACCATAGCCTCTAATTGCCACAGTAGGATCGTTGGGATCGAATTTTGGATCATCCCAATAAATCTCGCCAGCCCCATAGCTCTTGGCTTCTATAATACCCATCACTTCTCTAATTGTTCTATTAAATGTTTTCATGCTGCTATCCATTTATATCCGAATTTAATTTCAGGATCCATATTAAACACTGTCATAAATACACCAGGATTTTTAGCTAATTTCATAATCCATTCTCCAATAAATTGAATCCACTCTTTCAATTTATCTATTACGAAAGTAACAGCATCTCTAACCTTATTAGCATAATCTGATATTTTCGTTTTTGCTGCATTTTTCAAATCCACTAACTTATCAAAAAAGCCTTCTTGAATCAAAAACATTTCAACTGCTTCCATATTTTCTGTCAAATAAGTTCTATGAACCTCACCTAATTCTTCTACCATTTCTGTTATAAATTTTCTCTCTCCATCATCCAAATCTACCATACAACTCTCATTCATATGATTGCCGGACAGTGCAATTTTGCCTATAGAAAATCTAATAGATCCGCCGCGGCCAGCAGCATTAATCATATCATCTGTTGCACCTGCATCTATCATTTTAAATCCTTTCTCTGAACCAACTCCTCCACGATCCCTGACATTATATTGGTATTTTATTCCACCAGAAATAACTTGATTTATAAACTGATCAGCTGTTTCTAAATTATATGCTGGATTTTCTAAATCTGTTCCCCATGCAAACATATGATCTGCAATAGACTCTTTAGGTTTAAATTTATATTTGCCTGTTGCTGCTTCCGTGAATATTCCCCGTTTAGTAGATTCTGCTGCTAAAAAAGCAGGAATTCCTTCAGCTACTTTTTTGGCTATACCAAGTTTCACAGCGAATCCTGCAAATTGTTTTACATCCTTTTTAGATGCTGGTTCACTTCCAATTCCTAACATTCTACTTAAAGATTGATCTGCAGCACCAACTTTCTTTGACATCGCCTGTATTTTTTTCCTTTCTTCATCTGGCAATTCAGAAACCTTATCCACTCCATATTTTTTCCTGGCCTTCAATTCTAATGGTCGTACAGCTCCACCTCTAAAATCATAAAACCCGGGTGAGGCTAAAACGTGTTTCACCATTTCGCCTGCGGCCGATGCTAATTTTGCAGCTTCCCGAGTTACTCCTGGAATATGTTTTACTGAAGCTTGTATTATAGCGGCAGCTTCCGGACCTTGAGCTGCCATAATTTGAGCTCCGCCGGCCTGTTTAACAGATAAATTCATTCCACCAAATTGTACATCTGTTTTTGGCTCACCTGACTTAGCGCCCATATTAATATATAAATCTGTTAAATCAGACTTTGAAGAACCACCAGAAGTTCTACCTGGTTTTCCTAAAGAAACTCCATCAGCCCGCATCCTTTCTACTATACCTCGGGCTAATACAACTGCTGGAACTTTAGAATTTTTATGAGCAGGCCACTTTGCGTTTGTACTACCGGGACTAGATGCTCCCATAGCAGCTAATAGATCACCTTCAAATTTTGTAGCATCTATTTTGCCTTCAGTTAAAAGATATTGTTGATATGATTTCATGTAGGACTCCGCATTATTTTGTAATATTTATATATAATTACATCTTGAAATCTTTAAATTTCTCGAAAACTGTAGATGTTTCTTGACCTGTATCAACTAAATCGTCTTGAGCATTCTGTGAAACGTCATATAATTTCATTTTAGCTCTATCAATCCCTATAATAAATCGTTTATTTGTTGTTGGATCATTATAACGATTCTTTAACTGTTTTACAAGTATTTGATTTAATTTTTCTAATTCTTCCGTTGATATGATAGCAAACATTAAATCAGCTGTTGCAGGTAGTCCAAAAGATTCGGAAGTATCTTCTAAACCTACATCTGTTGACACAAACCCACTTCTCGTTGTTTGTGTTGCAGACATGATTGGAATATTAAACTCTACAGCAAGACCTCTCATCTCCTCTGCAATTGATTTAATATATGAATACGAATTAATACTAGCTCCCATCTTAAATCTACTAGATGAACAAATATTTAAATAATCAACAAAAACTATATCTGGTCTAAACACCTTCTTCAATGCAAGTTCATTAAACAATGCACGAAAATGTCCACAATGAGCAGATGCAGTTGGATATTCTTTAACTACTAATTGTCCTTGTGTTTTTTTCTTAATCTTTCCAATCCTATCTATAAACATTTTCTTAGGTAGATCATGTAAATCATCCAATGATATGTTCATTAAGTTTGCATCTATACGTTCTGCAATCTTTTTCTCAGCCATCTCCAATGTGATATACAATACGTTCTTACCCTGCATTAATGATGCCGCGGCAACATGACACATGAATAATGATTTACCCACACCAGTGCCTGCCAGAACAATATTCAAAGTCTTGTTCGGCATGCCGCCTTTAGTAATTCGATTGAAAAATTCTAGATCAAACGGAACCTTTTCTTCTACTGTATGATAGAAATCAAACCGTTCGCTAGATTGTTCCAGATAATCATGACCGACATTAGTATCAAACGATACCCCAAGGGCATCGGCTAAAATATCTGGAAGTGCTTCTGGAGTTTGTTCTTTATCTTTACCATCTATAATCTGAATGCCTTTAAATATGGCATTATAAATGGCTCGTTCTTTACACCAATTTTCTGTTTCATCCAACAACCATTGAAAATCAACTTTCGATGGTTGTAGAGTTGCTAAGTGCTGTTGAACTGATTTATACTGATCCTCATTTAAATTTACTTTTTGAAGATCAATATCTAAAGCTTCTACCTCTGGAGAATTATTATATTTTTGCACATAATTTTCTATAGATATAAATATACTTTTTTCTATAAAGTCTGAAAAATATGCTGGGTTAAGAAAAGGAATTACTTTGCGAGTATATTCCTCGTTATGAATTAAGTTGCTCAGTATCGTTGTTTCTATTCTCATAATTTACCGTATCATTTGCTAAAGCATCATCTAAAATTTCTAACATTATCTCTCCGATAATATTCCCAAACTCCACGTTATCTGTCAACACCTCATCAGTTGAATTTTTTAAAACCTGATAATTAAATTTAACTGGAATTTCTTTCGCAGAGTTACCATCAATTTCTGGAAGTTTAATATCAGTATATGTATAAATTACACCATCATATTTTCCTTCCTTTATAATATAGGCTGTTTCTCCAGTCTCTCTATTTTCTATATAATTAAATTTAAGTGCCATACTTAAACTCCTTAAATGCAGCCTCTTCTAATTTTAACATAAGATCCTCAGTAAAATATTTTTCAGGTTCTTCATTAATAGTTTTGCCAAATTGTTTTGATCCATCAGGCAATTCATACCTGGTAGATACTTTCTTTATTATATCATATTTTTCAGCTAAGTCAAGCAATCCATAATATCTATCTAGACCTTTAGTGTAAGATAACCGAACATCAACCATCTGGTTCTCTTTTGTTAATCGTGATTTATATGTTTTGCAATGTATAATATTGCCCACAATTTCTGTTCCAACCTTTTCCTTTTTCTTTGAAAGATAAATGATTTGTGATGCAGCATACTTGAGTCCTGATCCACCTCCCATTTCTTTCTGCGGGAACATAGATCCTATAACATCATAAGTATGGTTCGTCAATATCAATGGTATACCAAGCTTACCAAGTTTCAATGTCAGTACACGGAAAGTTGCCTTAACAATCTGGGCTCTCGTCATATCTCTAGTTTCTTTACCTGATTCCGTATCTTCTATTTCTTTTGTTGTACTTAACATTCCTAAACTATCAAGACATATTAATATCGGTGGCTGTTCATCATAATTAGCATATGCATCAAGCACAGCTAATGCCTGATAACGAAATTCCTGTACCGTTGTGACAGGTAGTATCACCATTCTTGTAGAATCTATACCACGTTCTTCAATTATGTCTTTAGTAATTGCCGATTCACTTTCAAAAAATACTACTTGCGCTTTTGGGTTTGACTCCAAGAATGCTTTGCAGATTCCCAAGACGAAAAATGTTTTTCCTGTCGCTGATTCTCCGGCAATGGCCGTAATCTTATTCTGAGGAATGCCGCCATGCAGGCTACCACTAACAAGAGCGTTAAAAATGTAACTCCCAGTATCCACATAGCCGCTGACATCAGCAGTAGCAAGACCATCACTAACAATCGTACCAAATTCATTTCCTGTTTCCTTAATTACATTCTTCAAGAAGTTCGACATTTTTTACCCTCTCATCATCACATATAGATATACTATATTCAATTATGTATTCACTATTAGTATACAACAGTTCTCTTACTTTGTCAAGGGCTTCATAAGGAAGATGTATAGATTTTCTTCCCTGTTTTGTCCATACTGTTAATAACATTATTTAATTTCATATCTATCCAGATTCTTTTCAAACTCATGTAGACGTTTCCAAATACTTCTCAACTCTGTGATAGTTGTCCAGTTGTGTAAGAACAATGCAAACCCACCATGTACTTTT